GTACAAAAGCGAGCCGCTGGCCGCGGGAGATAATCTGTGGCATATTCTGGCACATACAATCAAACTAAGGTCAACGTTGACCAATTAATTTCTTATGCGTACCGTGACGCAGGTAAAACCTCGGAAGAGATGACACCGGAGTATGTACAGGCTGGTAAACAGGCCCTATTCTACATACTACAAAACTCTGTAAACCGTGGCATCAACATCTGGCTACAAGAAATTGTGGTCATGGGTGCTCAGACAAACCAGCAAGTTCTTCCTATGCCAACCAACTGTGTTGACGTGTTGGAAGCTAACTGGATTTACATAATCAACCCAACATTCTCACAAACTCTTCCGGTTACTAACCCAGCTGTCTACACGCTGTTTGACCAGACTGGTAACGCAGACTTAAACCAACACGCAACAACTACCCTACCTGCCAACTACTTTGGCGCGGCTTACTCTCAGGCTACGAGGTTATTCTATGTGGGATTTAATGCTTATGCTCCTAGTGGCAGTGCTACTTACGATCTTGACTTTCAAGTAAGTACAGACGGCGTCACATGGGAAACTTGGGAATCATTCCCTTCAGTAACACTAGCTGACAGACAATGGCAATACTATGGCATTAACACAACCCAAAGTTTTAACTATTATCGCCTATCTAATCGTAATAGTGGTAGTACTTATTCTCTTCGCGCTCTACAGTTCGCCCAATCGCAACAAGTAATCCCGATGGCAAGACTTAATCGTACTGATTATTTTTCTTTGCCAAACAAACAATTCCCAAGCCAGCGTTCACTACAGTATTGGTTCAATCGTCAAATAGATCCAGAGATGTATCTATGGCCTGTGCCAAACAACAACTTCCAAGCGTTCTCTATGATCTTGGAATGCCAGCCACAAGATGTTGGCTCGTTGACTGATGATTTGTACATGCCAGATCGTGCGCTTAATTACTTCCAAGCTGCACTATCACACAGATTATCTATGCAGCTACCCGGTGTTGATATTAATCGTATTCAGTATCTGGAAGGTCAGGCAATGAATGCACGCACTCAATTTGAAGAAGAAGATCGTGACAAGTCACCAATCTATTTCCAACCTAACATAAGTTACTACACAAGATGAGCGGCGCATATCAAATGACCTATGACAATCTGGTAGCAGATGTCATAACCTACATGGAGCGTGACGACGCTGGATTCATCGCACAGATTCCTAGTTTAATTGGTTTGGCTGAGTCTGCTATTGCAGCAGAGTTAAAGTCATTACTACAACTTACTGTTGTGGAAACAACTTTAGCAGCTAATCAGGTTGTATTAAATAAACCTGCTCGTTGGAGAAAAACAGTCTCCATGAAAGTAAATGGGGCACCAATTGTAATGCGTTCACAAGACTACATTGCATTGTATCAATCAGAATCTACTGCAGGTGTTCCTAAATTTTACGCTGAATATGATTATAATAATTGGGCTTTTGCACCAGCCCCGTCAGCTGATTCTTCTATAGAAATTATTTACTATAGTGAGATACAACCTTTAGATACAACTAATCAACAAAATTTATTTACTCGTGAGTGCCCACAGGCCATGTTGTTTGGTACTTTATTACAAGCACAAGGCTATTTAAAGGCACTTGATAAATTGCCTGTTTGGAAATCATATTACACCGATTCTATTGCAGCCCTCAAAAAAGAGGATGACTCACGCAAGATCGACAGAAATACTACGGTACAGGAACCTTAATACATGTCTACCTCATTTACATCGCCGTTTACTGGTACCGTTGTTCAACCAACAGACGTATCCTACTACGCGCTTAACTTTAGCACAAATACCCAGTTATACTGGCCTGCTGTTGTTAATCCAACGCAGGTCCCTGCATCACGCATTATGGACTGTGTGCCATCCACAACAGGTTTAACCGTAATCCTTCCACAAGGTAATCAAGGTTCTGTTGGCACAGACATTTTAATTCGTAACAAAGGTTCTGTTGATTTTACTGTAACTGCTTTTGGTGGAACACAATCTGTTACTTTAACACACGGAACATCACGCTACTTCTACTTATCTGATAACACTACAGATGCTGGTGTTTGGCAAAATGTGCAGTTTGGCACTGGTACATCTGCAGCTGATGCAGCAACACTACAAGGTGCTGGCTTAACTACTATTACTGGTCAGCTTGCTGCAACCAGCAACATCGTAGAAGTATCTTCTACGCCAGCCATTACAGATGACAGCCGCGCCGCTACTTTTGTGTGGACCAACGGTAACGGTGGATTTACTCTTCCTAACTACACCACATTATCCGGTGGCTGGTTTATTGGATTTAGAAATAACGGGTCTGGTACTCTTTCAATTACCCCAACATCTCCTTCTTTGATTAATGGTTTAACAACTATCTCAACAAATCCGGGAGACTCTGGCTATATTCTTTATGAGCAATCTACCGGTAACTTCTTTACCGTAGGCTGGGCTGTTCCATCAAACGTAACCTTTACATCTGCAACATACGACGTAGACAGTATTTCTGGTACATCTTTAAGCCTAGTATCTTACGCACCAATTATTCAAACTTATGTGGCGTTGTCTGGTACTCGTACAACAACGCTTAACGTAACATTACCTGCCATTACACAGATTTACATCTTGGTAAACGATACAAGCTCTGGCGCTTACAACATTTCATTTAATGTATCCGGTGCTGTAACACCCCCTGTTGTATTAACAGCAGGTCAAGTTGCCACAGTATTAAGTGATGGTAACCAACTGTTCTCTTTAACTCAGACTACCAGCGGCGTATTCTTAGCAAACAATGGATCTGTAACAGCCCCATCGTTTTCTTTTAACTCAGACCAACATACTGGTATGTATTTAGTTGGTACAAGTGTTTTAGGTTTAACTGCTAACTCTGTTGAAATGTTAAACATTGATAACACCAACACATCTAGTCCACAAATATCAACCCCAGCAACATTTAACGCTGGGCTTATTCCCGGTGGAACGTTCTAATGGCTGACCAAGCTGGAAACCAAGGCACAACACAAGAACAATACAATCTAATTTACTCCCTTGGCGTTCAGCCGGGTATTAAACGAGATGGTACACAGTTCGAGTCGCGTGAATATCAAGACGGCGTGTGGTGCCGTTTTCAACGTGGCACGCCTAAAAAAATAGGTGGCTACCGTCAAATATTTGCTACGTTCAGTGGCATTCTGCGTGGCATGGTTTCAAACGCATATAACGGCGTTAACTATGTATTTGCTGGTACAGCAAATACACTAGATGTATTTACAACAGGAACCACATTTGCAGTCGGTTCTGGACCCTATACAGCTATCTTTACACCCGGTTACTCCAAGATTACTTACGCTACTCTTGTAACCAACACGATGACTATTACCACGCCAAGTACAGACTTAACGTCTGTATATCCAGCTGGTACTAAGGTCATATTTGATCAAACAACTCCTGTAGTTTACACAGTGGCAAGCTCATCGTTTGCAAGCGCAACTACAACAGTTGTATTTACAGCGTCTGTTACAACAACACACACGGGCTCTGTATGGTTATATAACTACTCCTTTACTCCAGATACACGTAACTTATGGCAGTTTGACTTACAGTACTCACCAACTGGTGGTGCTTTAGAACTTATTGCCCACCCCGGATTAAACTTAAATAACATTGACAACGGTGTGCCAACACAAGTGCAAATTGGTAGTACTTTACCAAATGCTTTAGAGCAGTGGACGTTTACTGGCCTTGCAGATAATGGTGGTCAGAATCCAACTTATAAGCCTATTGTTGTGGACGGCGGCGTTTGTGTTTTGTACCCGTACCTTTTTGTGTATGGCTCAAACGGATTCATTGCAAATAATCACGTTTCTACCACGTACTCGACTCAGGCTTTAAATGATTGGAATGGTAACACAGCCAACCAAGTCAATATGTCTTCGTCTAAGATTGTAAAAGGCATTCCTGTTCGTGGAGGTACAAACTCTCCCTCTGGTTTGTTCTGGGCTACTGACTCTTTAATTCGTGTTTCCTTTACGGGCGCAGCTCCATATTATTGGAGATATGATATTGTTTCCAGCCAAATCTCAACCATGTCATCATCTTGTTTTGTCGAGATGGATGGCGCTTATTACTGGATGGGTGTTGATCGCTTTTATGTATATAACGGTCAAGTTAGTGTGTTGCCTAATGATAAGAATGTAAACTGGCTATTTGACAACATTAACTATGAACAACGCCAAAAAGTATGGGCTACTAAAGTACCGCGCTACAACGAGATTTGGTTCTTTTATCCCCGTGGTTCTGCAACAGAATGTACAGATGCAATTATCTACAACGTTAAAGATAAGATCTGGTATGACGCTGGTTCTGCAATAGGTGCCCAAAGATCTTGTGGCTATACCACAGAGATTTTACCATACCCACTTTGGGCTGACTGGAACTATGAAGTATCATATAGCCAGCCGTTTACTATGATTAACCACCCAGCTAGTTTACCAGCTCCTAATAGCAAACAAATTTATATTAATGGTGATGTAACCGGCACATTTAGTCCCGGCGATTACTTATCCTTTTCAACAGTACCCCAAGATACAACGTATAGAATTGTAAGTAGCGCATTTACTTTTAACTCAACAATTCATCCATTATATCCAGATGGTGTTACTTTAGTTACTTGTAGCACCGCGTTTGTTCCGGCTGTGTTAACTGGCGCATTGGTTTATTACATTGCTGGTGGTTATCCAATTTGGCAACAAGAATACGGATTAGATAAAGTATCATTTTCTGGTGAAGAGTCTATTTTGTCCAACTTTACAACTTGTGACATTAGTTGGGTTGGTGGAACACCGTCTCAAGATACAACATCGGGCGCTAATCGTCGTATGCACTTACGCCGCGTTGAGCCAGACTTTGTACAAGGCGGCGAAATGGTTATGACAGTATTGGGTCGTAAGTTTGCACGCGGCGATACTACAGTACATACGCCGTTTCCATTTAGTCCCGAAACTGGAAAAATTGATATGCGCGTTGAGCATCGTGAGCTAACCCTTCAGTTTACCTCTGATGTATTAGGTGGCAACTATGAAATGGGTCGTATTTTAATTACAGCAGAATACGGCGACGAGCGACCATAATGTCAATCCAACAGTTCTTTCCATTTGTGCCTCAACACATGGACTGGGAGGCTTGGAATGGCAACCTAATTATATTTTATTCAGAAGAATCCATTCCATTTCATCCAGAAACCGAATGGCAAATGACAGCAAAAAGCGTGGCACAACTACCAACTTTTTCTAATTACCCAGTTCCGGATCCTGATTTGTATTCAAACTGGGGATCTTGGGCAGATGAATTTACCTTAATTATCAACGGCCCTAGCAAATAAAGAGGGCGCTAACCCCCTGTTTTTTGTATTATTATATATAGAAGAAACCCAACCCAAAGGAGTCAAAATGCACGGCCAACAGACAATGAAGTACCTAAACGACAAAGCTGTAGCAGATGCTATTGTAGCTCGTAACAAGGATACACAAAAGATTGACCCAGCTTTTGCAAAGGCAGTAGAAGA